CGACGACATCGAAGTGAGCGTCAGGCCGAGCAGCGGTGCAATCCCCTGCTGATCCTGCCCGAACAACGTGAACACCTGCACGATGAACACGACCGCCTGCAGGCTGTTGTTCTGCCAGGTCACCACTTGGTTCGAATTATTCAGCCAGATGATCGGCAGCGCCTTACTTGCCAGCGTCGCAGGCAGCGTCATCTGGCCGGTTTCGGTTTGCATATCGAGCGTGCCGGTGAATGCATAACCGTTGCCGGAAAAGTCCTCTCCCAAGCTGTACAGCCGCAGCGCCTGCTTGATGATCAGATAGCTGTCGCCCTGCCACAGCTTGCCCTGCAATATTTTCTTGAGCGCGGTGCTCGGCGTTTGGAACAGCTGGAACAGCGAATTGCCGTCGGTGCCCCAGGCGGTGATCACGCTGTTGATTTCCTGCAGGTCGATGTAGACCGGCTGCGTCACCTGGCTGGCTATGAACCAGCGGCGGCCGGTAAAGACACAAATGACGGTGCGGACGTTGCCGAGGTAGTCGGTAACGCGCAGGATGAAGCAGTAGCACTTGACCTCAAACAAATAGTGAATGGCACCTGACGGCAACGGGGAAAACACCGCGGACAGGAACAGGCCGTCTAAGTCCTCCGATATTTTTTCGACCGCCCCGCCCATCAGCAGGTATACCCCCTCGGGGTTTGCAAACATCAGGCCGCGGCCCCACTGCACAATGGTCGCCGGCCACGGGCAACCTACCTGCGGATCGGTATTTTGATTGTTGAATGTGGTGACTGAGCTCGCGCTTGTCTGCACGTTGCTGATCACGTTGATGCTGCTGTCACCAAACAAATACAGGTAGCCGTTTGCCTGCTTGACCGCGGTGAAACCCACGCGCAGGAAACTGTCCGTCGCCGGCGTCGCTCCGCCGCCGGAGCCGGCCGCGAACTGCGCCCCGTTGCCGCCGGCGGTAAACAGCAGGTTAGTGCCGCTGCATATCCACACCCGCGATTGGAAGGTTTCAATGTAGGTGCCGGTGATGCCGGTCGGCATGGTGGTCGGCGTGCCGCCATTGAGCCAGGTCGGTGAGGCGGCGCCGGGCGCATAGAGCGTGCCGTCCCATGCAAGGTACGCGGTCGATGTCACAATGACGATGCCCGAGCTCCCCCATTGCGCGACGCTGGGCAGACTGGTGCCATTGTAAAACTCACTTGGCGTGCTCGATATGGTCGTCACCGCGCCGTTCATCGCCACCTGGTAGGCGGTGCCGTCGGACAGAAACACGGCGGCATATTGCAGCGCGCCGATGTTGAACATCTTGATATAGATGATGGTCTTGCCGCCGCCGGGCGTGTAGATTGCCGGCGCGTTCGACCAGGTAGAGCGCAGATTGCCCTCCGCGATCGGCATCAGGTTCTCGAGCCACGAATATTGCTCGTCCTTGACGTGCGTGCGCGCGGTGCGGGTGTTGATACCCTCAAAATTCTTGAGCTCGAACAGCAGACCTTCCTGGCCGGCGAACGGGATGCCACCGCCCCCGCCGCCTGGCGCGGGTGGCGGCTGTTGCTGACGCGGTCGCGGTTGCTGCGCCATCAGACATCCCCGTCGTCGTACGGGTCGGGAATGAACGGCGGATCGCTGTTCTTGCGCGCCATCAGCATGTATTTCTGATACTCCGCAAACATCATTTCGGAGTCCTGATAACGCTGCGCGTTGAATAGCGCGCGATAGGCCGCGTAGTACGGCACCGCGTCAGTCCACGGGTACGGGATCGGTTCCGGGTCCGCATCCAGCACCAGCGGATTGACGTTGCAGTAGCAATCCCATTCCATGTTAAAGTTGTTGGTCGGGATTGGGGCCAGGTAGATCGAACCATTGGCGCCCTGACCGTACTGCGCCCACACAATCGGATTGTTGAGCCAGCCGTTGGCCCAGGCGCGCCACTTGGCCTGGAAACTGTCCCATGAGCGCCGCTTGAGCGCCGGCCGGGTCGAGCCCCACGACGCAGCGATCGCCAGCACGCCATGGATGCCGCCGATGCCGGCGCCGTGTGTGGGAATGCTACTAAACGGATACACCTCCTGCCCGACAATCATCATGTTGGCCGCATTGACGGTAACCACCAACACCGCGCCCGAGCCGCCGCCGGTATCGGACACGACCGCCACCGCTGCTGGATCGAAACCGGAGCCAGGCGCAACGACGTTGACCGCGGTGATCGGCCCCCCCGGCGTGAACACCGGCGTTGCCACTGCACCGGTGCCGCCGGAGGGGCTCGAAAACGTAATCGCCGGACGCACATAGTTGTTGCCGCCGGCGCTCACCGCCACGCTGGCGATATAGCCGGAGCATAGAACGCGCACGCACTGCCCGGCGATCGCAATCTCGGAGCGCCCGGTGTTGATGTAGGCGGTTAGATCGGTGACGCTGAAATAGGCCGCCGCCGCGTCGTGCAGCAGGCGCTGTGTTTCCAGAATGTAGTTGTTAAGCGCCATTGACGTGCTCGAGGATACGGTCGGCCGGCGCGTCGCAATCAGTTTCCGCGCTGCCCTGGATCACGATGCGCCTGGCAAACAGTTGCTTGTGTCGCTCGGTCCCGTAGTTGTTGACCCACCAAGCAATATACACCGGGTTCATGGCATACGGCAGCAGCGCCTGGCGCTTGCCGATCGGCGTGATTTCAGCCAGCGCCATTTCGTCGGCATCGGTCACCACGTGCACTTCCTCCGGCGCAAAGCAATCGACCAGGTCGCGGTCGATGCTGCGCGTGAAATCGAGCGCGCGGTCCTTGACCACCGCAAACGGGTGCAAGTGAAACGCACGCAAGATGGTGTTGGCCCCGTCGCGGAAATAGATCGTGGAGGGGATCGCGTTCTGCCCGTATGGAAACACGCACTGCTGCACGATCGGATGCGCGTAGGTCATCGTCCAGGTCAGCAGGTCGCGTGCCGTCCAACCAGCCGGCGCCGTCGAGTTAAATAACGGCCCAGTGGTTCGGGTGCCAGCGCACACAACCGCGCGATAGCCCTCGCTAAACCGGCGCTCAGCGGCGGCAAAACACTCCTTGGAGCAAATAACATCGGCCGCAAGTATGGCGATGGCTTCGCCCGGCTCGGCGAGCTCAAGCGCCTCGCGCTGCGCCGCCGAAAGCGCGGAATGCCTTTCACCGGGCACCTCCCTCACAATCACCTCGTCGTAGGCCTGGAACAGGCCGGCGAGCTCGGGCGTGTCGGTATGCAGCACGACGCGCAGCCGGCCGTGCACGGCACCGAGCGCAATGCAGATCGATGGCCAGCAATCCTGCAGGAACCGCTTGCGGTAATCCTTGCCCCACACCGGCAGCGATATGAGCCAATCACGTGCCACGGTAACCCACCTGGATCGGCGCCACGATGTCCGACGAGCTCGCGGTCTTGCGCGCCTGGGTGAGCACCAGGTGCTGCGCGGTCGGCCGCTCGCTCGACCATTCGCCAAACACGTCGTCGTAATAATAGTTACGCACGTCTATGTCCGCGTAGTCGTTCGCCTCGAGGTAATCGCGGAACCAGTCGATGGTGAACATGATGTAGGCGCCGCCGTTCGGCACGCCGCTTTCGTAGCACAGCAGCCGGCCGTCGGGCCGCAGCAGCTGCGACATGCAGCGCAGCGCGCAGGCCGGATCAAACAAATTGTCCATGCACGACCCATCGACAATGAAATCGGCGATGCCGTGATATTCCACCGGCAATGGCTTGTTGAGGTCGTGGATGATGCTGGCGCCCTCGTAGTCCGACACGTCGAGCGCGGCCACCTCGACATCGGCAATGAGCTTGAAGAACGGCTCGGCGTCGATCCAGTGACAGCCCTTGCCCTGCATCGTGTGCCGGTCCTGATAGACATCAGCCTCCATGCGGATCGGGACGCCGGCCTGCGCCATTGCCTGCAGCGTCTGCGCCACGGTCATGGTCACGCTCTGCCAGCCGATCATCAGCACGCGGCCGCTCAGCGGCTGGCGCTTGTGATGCGCGTAGATCAGATTAACGACGGTCGGATAGTGTATCATCGAGCACCTGGTTGACCGCGTTCTGCAGGTCGTCGGTTGTGTAGTTGGCACCGCGGCGCATGTTGTCGGCAACCTTGCGCCGCAGGTTGCGCAACTCGCGTTCCTTCACGTCGGCCGCCGTTTCGTCGCGCTGCTCGAGTTGCTGCAGAATGTCCGCCACCGGAGCATGCGACAGCCCGCTGTCCTTGCCCTGCAGCACAAACCGCTGCGCAAAAAAGTGCAGGTTCCACGGTTTGTCGACACCGTTGTGCTTCGACCAGTCGACCACATCGCGCACGTTGAATGGAACATCCTGCACCGGAAACGCCTTCGCCATGCCAGAGCATTCGGCGAGCGCGAGCTCGTCGCGGTCGGTCACCACGTGCACTTCCTCCGGCGCAAATCGCTTCGGCAGGTCATGGTCGTGGGTGAATTGAAACGACACGTCACGGCCGTCGTGCGCAAACGCGACAATCCCGTGATTGAAACTGTGCAGCACAATGCCGGCCTCGTCGGCAAAGTAGATGATGCTCGGGATGATGGTGCGCCCGAGCATCCAGATGTTTTCGTATGACATCGGATGGATGTGCTCGAGCGACCAGTCGATGAGCGCGCCGGCGGTCCCGCCGATCGGCGGCGGAATCACCGGCAAGGTGCGCGAGCCGAGCGTCGCGATCGCCTTGTAGCCTTGCGAAAAGCGCACCTCGCAAGCGCTGAAAAATTCCCGGCTCACCACACAGTCGCCCGGCAGCAGGCAGACCAGCTCGCCCTTGCGCGAGCTCGCCACCGTGTCCTGGTGCGCGGTGTAGTATTTGGCATAGCCGGCGTACTCGAGCGGCCGCCGGAACTCGACGTTGAGTCCATGTAGAAAGTTTTCGAAAGTTTCAGGGCTGTCGGTATGGATGACGAGACGATGCGGCAGCGCCGTGTACTTGAGCGCCGCGGCAATCGAGGGCAGCGCATAGCGCTTTGCCAGCGCGATGTAGTGGCTTCCCCATGCCGGCACCGATATGAGCCACATCGCGGTCAACCATAGCTGTAGTTGCTCACGCTGCAGTCGCGCAAAATCGCGGCAATCAAGCCGTCACCGTGCATCACGCACATCAGCATATGCTGGTGGTCGGTATAGATGCGGATGAACTCCTGCGCCTGCTGGAGCAGCTGCGGAGTAGTGGAAAATTGCCGGCCGTTGAACGACACGGTGATGCGGTCGGCATGCGCGGCGCCGTCGAGGTGACAGCTGTCGAAACCGTAGTGATGCTGCTCGCGATAGCCCAGCACGTGCGCCAGCGCGATCGCGCGCAAGGTGACCGAGCTCCCCCCGCCGACGCGCGGCTGTGCGCCGTAGAGCTCCGCCGGCGTGTCGTCGAACGGATGCCAGGTGTGGACGCGCTGACCCTCGAGTGCATCGAACACCGCCGGGTCGCAGGTCGACGACACCAGGTAGATCACCGCGCGGTGCGGCGCTAAGTAGAATTGCCAGTGCGCCGGGCCGGGATCGAAAATCACGCAATATTTCGGAATGATACCTTCCTCGCCGACGAGCCAGTCGTGCACCGAGCCGCAGGCGAACAGGTTGCGGTGCTTGGCAATGGCGGCGATCGCCGTCCTGGCCGAGGGGCCGCCGGACACCAGTGCGGCCGAACGCACGCGCCCGAACGCGTAATCCTCGAGCTCGGTGAAATACGGCAACCCACGCGTCAGCGAGGCCTCGGCATTGGCAATGCGCCGCTCGAGCGGCACCTCCACCGGCAGGTTGAGCGGCGGAATGTAGGCGGTGCCCTCGCTTAGATGCGCTGTATCCATGACGTGTCGGTGATACCGCCGACCGTCGCCACAGCCTGGGCAATGACCGTCGGCGCGCCGGTGCCCATGGGCAGCACTAGCATGTTCGGCACCGCCTGGAAGCCCCAGCCGGCGTCGCCGATCACGGTCGCACCCACCGTCGAGGCCTGCGCCTTGCCGCCGGCGGTGGTGGTGCCCTGGATCTGCGCCATGCGTGGCAAGGTCAGCCCGGTGTCTGCGATCGGCCCCGCCACGTTGGTGGCGCGGGTGCCGGCGACAATGCCGCCGCCGGCCGGTGCCAGCACCAGGAACGGCTGCGCGTTGCCGTAGCCGGTGCCGGAGAGGCCCGAGCCGATGGTGAAACCGGTCACCACAAAGTTCATCACAATGGTCGCCGCCGGGCCGCCGGTGAGCCCGCCGCCGGTGATGGATGAGAACGTCGGCACCGCGGTGAGCGCCGTGCCTTGGGTGGCCGGGTAGAGCGCGGTGAGCGCGCCGGATGCCGCAAGCGTGGCGTTGACGGTGAGGATGCCGCCGGATCCGGTGGTGTCGCGCGGGTCGTTGACCACGGTGACCTTGGGCGCGGTGGTGTAGCCGGCGCCCTGGTTGAGCGTGGTGACCGCGTTGATGGCGCCGCCGGAAATGGTGCAGGTCGCGGTCGCCTGAATGCCGCCGGTGGGTGGTGCATCGATAATCGGGATCGGCGGGAATGTGTAGGAGGGGCCGCCGGCGGTGATCGCAATGGTCGAGTTGATGGCGCCGCCGACCACCGTCGTCCAGGTCGAGCCGCCGGCCGAGGCGGTTGCCACCGCCAGCGCGCTGTTGGCGCCGGCGACGTTGATGCCGTTGGTGCCGCCGGAGCCGGCGGTGGTGATCAGCGCGCCGATCGGCGTGCCGGTGAGATTAGCCAGGCGGAACGAGGCGCCGTCGCTGTCGATCACCAGCGGCGAGCCGTTCGGATCGGAGTTGATCACGCGCCAGTTGTTCTGCACCGGGTCGAGCCATTGCAGCGAGGTGTACGGCCCTGGCGCTACTTGATAGGTGCCGGGCGGCAAGATGAACGTTTCCGACGCCGTCAAGGTGATGACGTTGGTGAAGCCGGCCGCCACCGGCGGTGCGCCGGAATAGTTCGGGACCAGGCCGGGCAAGATGTTGAGCGGGATGCCGGCGCCGCCTATGCGTGGAAATGCCATGGGTTGCCCCCTCTCCTGTTAGAAGGCGCCGCCGGTGATGCCGGTGACCTGCATGCCGCTGATCGGCTTTGTGCACACGATGTTGAACGCAACAATCACGACGCCAATGTTTGCTATCTGAAGATTGGGGATTGCCGAATACCACCCACTGAATGCAAATGGTGCATCCTCACTCAAATAAAGAGCGATGTATCGGCTGTTGATCAGATAGGCCGTTCCCTTCGGGCACCATGGGTCCATAAAGATCGGCGTGTCGGCGAGCATCAATCCGCGGAAGCCGGCGTTGACGACCGTGTCGGCACCGTAGCGCGAGCCGGGACCGGTGTTGAACTGCTCGAGGCTCATGAAATCGGTCATCAGCGTCGTCCAGTCCGAGGGCGACATGACGACAAAGTCGGGGGCCTCGCCACCGCCGCCGATCGAGCCGGTCGCCGGGCCGGTGGTGGTCTGCACGATGTATTTGATGAAGGCGGTGCGGCTGAGCACCGAGCCGGCGCCGGTGATCAGCTGCGCCTGCCAGAATGCGCCGCTCGCGCCCGTGCGCGAAATCGCACCGTAGGTGGTGACATTGGTGCCGTTGTCGTAGGCCTGCGGCAGGCCGTCGACCTGGCTCGGCTGCGCGCTGTTGTTGGTGAACGCCGCCGAGCTGATGGCTTGCACCGCCACCGTCTTCGCATCGGCCATGCGCGCCTTGAGCAGTGGAATAACAACTTCCGAGCTCTGGATTATCGCTTCCATTCCCATAAACGGAATGGGGACCACACCCAATTTCAAATTAAATTCTGCGTTCTGGATAGCGGCGACATCGGCCGGCTGCGGGAACGTGCCGGAATAATCCGACCAGCTGAAAGACACGAACGAGCTGTTCTGAACGGGGACAGTGACCTGCGAAACACCGCCGCGCGCGCGCTGCGCATTGCGCAACAGCAGCGACAGCAGCGGCGTCGCCTTGTAGATTTGCACGACCAGGCGCGGGATGAAGGCGCGTCGCGTCGCGGCAACTAATTGATTGCCTATCGCTCCGCCCGGAACGATGCCAATGCCAGTCTGCGGCATAGTAACCCCCTGGGGTTAGGGGGCGCGCCCTCGCCCGGTTGTTTTAGTTCAGCCTTCGTTGAACGCCTTGCGAAATTCCTTTTCCGCGTACGCATCTTCGTTTTCGAACAGCAGTTTGGTGTCGGGATCGTCGCTGGTGCCCATCTGGCCAAAATTCCAGCTGGTCGGCTGGAACCCGCTCGGCAGCATGTCGACCGGCGCATTGGTCTTGTCGAACAGCGCCGCGGCCGCCTCCGGGTCGCCGATCTTGCGCTCGACCATTAGCTTCTGGATTTTGCCGATGCCTTCCTCGGTGTAGCCGGCATCCGCCAGCCGGCGAAACGCGGCCTTGGTTTCGCTGTCCTGCTCGCGCTTGTCCTGTGCGTCCAAGAATTTTTCAAATTTTTCCTCGAGCTTGGAGAGCCGCTGCACCTCCGGCGCCTCCGCCAGGCGGTCCTCGTCGGTGGTGATTTCCGGGTAGTTGGCTTTCAGCGCGCGCTGATAATCGCGGCGCGATTTCGGATTATTGTTGAGCTTTTCGAGCAGGCCGCGCATTTGCTGCAGCTGCTGATATTCGGCGTCGTCAATCTCGCGCATGGTTTGTTACACGTGCTTGATGACGAGCTCGGGTGCGTTCGGCTCCTGGCCGACCTTGCCCGGCTTGTTCGACTCACCGCCCTTCGGGAATGCACTGCGGCGCGCGCCCACCTCGACGATGTCCATGTTGACCTTGAGGATTTGCGGGTCTTGGCCGATCAGCTGGTTGTAGGCCGGGCCTGGGAAACGATTGGATGCCATCGAAGTCTCCTTATGTTTTTACGGACCAGCTCCCGCGCCGGCCGGCATTGGTGAAGCACCGGGAGCCGGCGGACCACCCGAGGGCGCGGGCAGCCCCGCCGGTCCCGGTGATGCCGCGCCCCCGCCAAGGGAGCGCATGAGTGACTGCAGCATGCCGCTCTGTTGAGCGTTCTGCTGCATGTCACGCAACGTGGTTTGCTGAACGCCGGGCACCTCGGCCGAGGGGCTGACGTGTTTGGAAATGGATTGAATTGCCGAGAGCACACTCTCGTACGGCTTGCTGCCGGTCGGCAGGCTGGGCAGCGCCTTTTCCAGGATTTTGATCGCCTCCCGCACCTGGCTGAGCGCATTGGCGTTGCTGCCGGGCGCACCTGTCGGCACGCCAAGCGGCGACGCTCCCATCGGAGCACGCCCGGTCAATGCGGGAGGCAAATCAGGCGGCGGCATTACAGACGTAAATGCCGCGGGGTGCGGGAATTACTTCCGGCGGCCCCGGCGGTGCTTCCGATGACGAGCCATGGTGAACCTCATCAATGAACCGTGCGGCTCAAGCCTGAACACGGGTTCGGTGGGTGCGCCCTCGGGTCGCCTAGCGCTTGCGGCCTTTGCTGAGGAGCTCGGGATGCTGTTGCATCATTTGCGCCTGCGCGGCCGCGCGCGCGTCCGCGTGCTCGACCAAAATATCCTGCTGTGGCGGCCGGGTCAACATGATCAGGTCGGTTGGTGAGATCGCACCGGCCTTCGCCAGCATGAATGCCTTGCGCTCCATGTCCTCGGAAAATACCGGCGAGCCGGAATGTGAATCCACCGTGACCCGGTAGTCGTCCAGCATCTGGTCGAGGATGAACTCCTCTTTCGCCTTGCTCTTGTACACCGTGGCATCTTTCGCCTGCAGCAATTTGAAGCAAAAATCCGCGTGCGCCGCGCACTGCCGCTCGACCAGCAACGCGCGATCGCGAATGCGCGGCGAGCCGGTGCGCAAGAGCGTTTGCGCGTGCGAGCCTGCGCGCACGCCGGGCTCGCCCTGGCCCATGGTGATCGGCTGAAAGCCGCCCGCCTCGTCGAACCAGGTGATGATCTTTTCGATCTGCTGGAACAGCTCCGGCGGCACCTCCGGCGCCAGGCGCTCGATCTTGGCGTTCGGCGTGTCCTCTGAAATCCAGCCGTCGGGCACATTCAATGCCTTATATTTTTGTTCATTCAAGCCCTGAAACCCGATGAACGCTTTCGGCGGCCGCGCCTGCAATTTGGTAATCCGGCGCACGTCCTCGATTGCAGTGTTGAGCATGTCCTGCAGCGCGGCCAGCGACACAATCTCGGAGGCGCCCCAAAAATAATTGTCCAAACGGTTCGGGCACACTTCGCTAAACGGCTGCTCGCCTTCGACCCCGGACAAATTGCGGTGCCGGTTCTGCCCCTCGATCATGGTGTCGCCGATCTTGCGGATGGTCGTCCAATCCTTGCGCTTTGAGTCCTGCACCCACAGCTCGTCGACGCGTAAGAGCTGCGTCGCCAGCTTGCTATCGAGCGCCGGCATCGGCGGCGTCGACACGATCACCGTCGATTTTGAGGTCGCCGCCTGCGTCTGCATCACCGGATTGATGCCGCCGATGATGACCTGGCGCAGCGCGTCGCCGGCGATCACCTCCTCCATTTCCTCCTGGCTGCGCCGGGCCGCGCTCTTTTCCACATCCTTCTTGATGCGCTCGGCCTCGGGATGGTCGACCAGCTGACGGTCGAGCTCGGCCGGCGTGATGTAGGTGGTGTAGTTGAACGCCTCCTGGCGATCGAGCCCGTCGATGTCCTCGCGCAGCACGCCCATGAACTGCGGATGGATCAACCAGCTCTCGAGCCCGCTGTGGCCCCACACCGTCTTGATGAATGTCTTGGCTTCTACGAGCGCCCAGTGCACAGCGTCTGCAAAATCGAGGTCGCAGCCGGCACGATGGTAGTCTCGGTTGAGCACTCTTGAAGCGGCGGCAGCGCGCTCATGATACGGCTCGCCCAGAACGGTGTCGTAACTAATGGCAAAGCGCACATCGTCTGCTGAAAATAAGAACGACGCCAGACGATCGATGTGACTGAAGATTTTGTTGTAGCGCGCCCCTTCACCAAAGTCGGTCCCGCGCCAGTAGTACGAACGCCACATCCCGAGCTGCGAAATGCGGTCCTGACGCGAAACCTCGCACTGCTCGATGAGCTCCTGCGCCCAGGCCGATAGCGTCTTGTCGCGAGGGACCTTCACGCAAAATCCGTGTTGCGTTGGAGGCGCGCGCCCTCGCGCTATTTGCGCACTGTGATGGTCCGCCCGTGTTCCGTCAAGAGCCGATAATTCATCGTGTGCTCGCCCTTGCGGCCGCCGGAGGCGAACAGGTCCATGGCGCGCTGGTTTTCCTTGCGGTTCGCCTTGGCATCCGAAAACGCCGCCGCCGCCACGTTGACCTGGCGCGGCCCGCCGGCGCCGGAAAAAAACTCGCGCGCCTGCGGCACCATGTTGTTCACGCTCGCCGCCAGGTCCCGGTTGTCCTGCTCGATGCGCTCGCGCCAGGCCCGCTCCTCGCCCTGCGCCGGCGGCGGCCCCTTCGCCGCCACGTCGCCCTCGCGCAGGTTGTCCTTGAGGTCGGAAAGTTGATAGTCGTTTTCGATGATGTTCTGGGTGAGGTCCAATGCGCGCGAGCGGTTCGTTCCAATGCTGAACCGCTCCGGTTGCCACTGCAGCACCTTGGCGCAGAACGGACAGTCCGGGTCGCCGTCGGCGCTCTCGCAGGTGACGTCAAACGTGTCCCCGCAATCGTTGCAGCGATAGGTGCGGATGATCATTTCAGCACGCGGTGCAATTCCGCCATCACGTGCCCGAGCTCGGGGGTCACGTAGACAAACGGCCGGCCGTCAATCCAAATGATTTGATCATCCATCGATTTGAGCAATCGTCTGGCAACCGTGCAGATGAGCTCCAAGCGCTCGTCCACTGCCTTGTAGGCCGCCGCGACGTCGGCTTCAAATTTTGTCGTCATCGGTCACGCCACGTTGACCGGCGTTTTCGGAAACCGCACGCCCAGGCGCGAGCCCACCGCCTCGCGGATCGCATCCGCAATGCGCTGCGCATCCACCAGCTTCGCAAACGGCAACGCCTGCAGGGTCACCACATACTGCCCGCCGTGCTCGAAATCGCGCGGGATAATCCCGATGTCGAGCGACACGCTGACCTGCGCGTCAGGCGCGGTGTCCCACAGCGCCGGCACATAATCTTTCATCGTCACCTCCAGGCATCCGCCAGGCGCTGCTCGACCCGCTGCGTTTCCTTTTCCTTGAAAAAGTCCTGCACCAGCTGATCCATGATCGTCGTGTTGGGGTTGGCCTCCGCCGCCCGCTCATGCCTGCTCACGTTCTCGTAGGTCAGGTTGTTCGCAATCATGCTCGAGCGCAACCACTCCAAATAGGCCTTGTTGGCGAGCGCGGTCGCAAACACCCGGTCGTCATGACCGCGGCCCTCCGCCTCGATCAGCGACCCATCCTGGATGACGCGCTGCATTTCCTCGAGCAGCGGTACCGACCGTATGCGGAGCGCACGCAACGCGTAAGCGTCCCGCATCTGGTTGAGGATGAGGAGCTTATTGTCCTGACTGGTTTTCCATCCATAACAGTAGCCCGCGCCGAGTGAGTCCGGCCGATGGTACAAATACCAGCGCACGTTGCCCAGCACGTTCTCCAGCTTGCGATCGGCCGCCGCCTGCTGCAGCCCGCCCTGATCCATCAGCTCGCGCAAATGTTTCAACTCGCGCATCGCCGCCGGCCCCGGACCCGTCACCTCGATGTTGATCCAGATATTCTTGTAGCAGCCCGCCAGGTGCGCCATCACCCACGCCAGCTGATAAGTCTCGGGATTGACGCTGGCATACTCCGCAACCTGGATCAAACAGTCGGCATAGCAGCGGTAGATTTGTACACAGTGATTGTCCTGATAGTCGGCGCGCCCATACGCCGGGTCGACGCCCATCACGTAAAACCCGTTCGGGTGCGGCTCCTCCCATACCCGCAGGTCGGCCTGGCTCGCGCGCAGCACCGGCTCCACCGTCGTCGCCAAAAAGTTCTCCCCCATGTGGTAGGCATAGGCCTTGAACAACAGCTTCTGCTCGAGCACCCAGCGCATGTCATCGTTGAGCCGCGACGCCGGGAAAAAATTCTTGCCGGTCATGATGAATGCCTGCTCCTCGGTCCACGGATATTCCTGGTTCATCAGATCATCGGAACTGATCTTCGCCGTGCGCATCCAGCGGTGCCACACCAGCTGCTCCGGCTTCACCACAACCTTGTACTTCTTCGACACCTCTTTCATCAGCGCGGCTTCGCCATCGTCCGGCTTGCCGTCCCAGTAATGGCGGTACTCGCGCGAATTTTCACCAAACGAATAGTGCTCGTTCGACCACCACCCGATGAAAAACGCCTTCTGGGTGAGCGCATCTTGCTGCGCCTCCTGCCAGATGTCCCAAAACAAATTGTAGCCGCGCGCGGTCGACTCGAAAATGTACAGCCGGTCAGGATGCTTCTGCGCCAGCGCCGCAATCATCGACGCATAGCCGGCCTCCGAGCCCCAGCTCGAGCACTCGGTCGCATGCACAAAATTCCACGCCCGCGAGCGCCCTAATCCCCCGCCGGTCTTGCGCCCGCCGGCCACCACATAGTCCAGCACCGACCCGTTCTTCAAAACCAGGTTGGTCTTGTTGTGCTTGACAATCCCGCTGCGCATCCCCAGCGGCAATGAGTCCAAATAGCGCTCCAGCAAAATCCGAAACTTGATCCGGTTCTCATCGGTGTCCGTAATCAGCGCACCCTGCAACCCGTCGTGCACCAAAATCCAGAACAGGTCGATCGCCAGGCTCACCGTCGAAATGCCCAGCTGACGCGCCTTCAAACACACAAAATGGCGAACCCCGCGGTCGAGCCCCTCGCACACCTCATCCAAAAAGCGGGCCTGCGACCCGTACAGCACCAGCGGCGAAACGCCGGTTTCCTTGCTGTCAATGGTCAGGTAGCCGATGAACTCGAGGAACAGCTGCCGCCACTTGAACCCCGGACGGTACGCATACGCCCGCCCAACCCGCTGCCGCTTGTGCGGCGGTAACGTCGGCTTGGTCATTCCACCTTCACTGGCAGCTTTGGCCGCGGCTCAACCACCTCGATCGCGTCGTACGCGAACGCCGGCGCATCCCAGTCCACATCCAAGGAGGGCGGCCGGCAAAAAGACGACACGTAAAGCCGCGGAATAAACGCCTTGCGCGTCACCGCCAAGGGGCCGGGACCCCGCAGCGCGAGCGGCAACGCCCGCACCGGCATCACTCTGCCGGCATGCACAATCGCCGGCGCCGCCAGCGCCGTGATCAAACCCCCAACGAAACCGCGCCGGCTCAGCATTCCCACCATCCACAACCCTCGGCCAGGCGAACCCAGCCTACACAGCCTCAATGCACCGCCTCGACGGGCGCATCACAGTCCTAAACCACCACGCTCTCGCCGCGCCGGCTTGGTCGCCGCCTTCACCGCCCACATCGCCGCATCCTCGGCGTGCGTGCATGCCAACGCTTTCAACCGCGCAATCTCCGCATGCGGCGCCGGTCCCTCCGGCAACGCCAGCACCGCGTCAATGAATGCCGCCGCCATCTGCTTCAACGCAGCAACGTGCGAATCGCCGCTCGGATTAAACGTGATCCCAACCCGGTATTCGCCTTCCGTCATCGCCGCCTCCGCGCAGCACGCCGCGGCGTCCGATGATGCAGCCCAGGATGCTCCTCCCCATCCTCACCCACCCGGTCCGGAAAACCAGATCCGCCGCCACCAAAAGGGTCATCCTCATCCCCACCCTCCGGCCGAACATCCTCATCCTCATGCTCAGCCCCCTCGGCAATCGCCCCCTTCCCTAACACCGGATCCCCACAACTCTCCGCCTCAACTACAGGCGCCGCCTCCGGAGCCTCCAACTCCCCCAGAACATCCAGCGCAGGACCCCAATTGTTCGCCTCATAACCCTCCCGCAGCCGCGCCGCTAACTCCGCCCGCGTCCTCGCCATCCACCGCCTCCTCTAACCTGCTCCCGAACGTACACCCTAACCGTAAACCATAACGCCGCCAACGCATCCTCAATCGACGCACCATCCAACGCACACACCACCCGCGCCACCAACGCCCTCACCCGGTCATCCGTCCGATCAGCCATCCCCAACCATCCCCAAAAAAAAGCGCCGGCAAACCAAACCCACAAAGCCCAGCCACCGGCGCAAGTCGCAGGACGACTCAAACACCCATACCCTACACCCAAAAATTTTGGGAAAAATGAAAACGGGGGGGAGTCACCGGATTGCGGCGAACGGGGACCGATGGGGGGCACCGCGAGGCCCCATGCGTCAAACGCATATCAAAGTTATGCCGATGAAATAAGGATAACTTGCATGTCGCCGCGCACGCATCAAACAAACAGTGACGCAACGCTAAACTAACAGTCGTGTTTGCTAACGTGCAAGAAACCCTTATGGAATGGGCCTAACTTGCATTCAACAAATATTTGTTCGCAGCAAGAGCATGTCTTTGATGCGGAAACAGAGTGCTGTCAACAATTCGCGGATCGTCGCACAGCCGCTTGCTTTCTTCACGTGAAACACGCGCTCAATCAGCAGTAATCGTCGGTGGGGGAGTTTCACCGTCGATCAATTCGAGCCATGTTTTACGGTCGTCGTCGGAGACGCGTGCGTTGCCGTACTTGTGTTTGAGGAACCACTCGAATTGCTGGGCTTTGGAGGGCGGTATTCGGCCTGGTGTTGGGCGTGTTTTGCGCCACGGGTATTCGTCGGACCAGCTTCGGTAATCGCCCATTTTGGCCTCTCCAATTACTCCTCTTTCCCTTTGGGGATGAAGGGAAGGAAGGAAGGTTTTCGCTACGCTTTTACAGGAAGCAAGCCATCGGGCGGGCCGAAGCCCTGTACTCAGTGATGCTTCCCGTCGTTGGGTTGGGGGAGCCTGAGTGGAGGGACCGTGTGTCGCGCCGCGCGTTGTGTGGGCGGTTTCAGCGATCCCTGTGCCGCGCGCGCGGGTGCGCCTTTTGCGCGCGTTCGTCAAGCGAAAAATATTTTCGGTGGATAACGGTTGGCAGCGCGTTGATATTGCTGCGCAAAGCGAGTGTTCACGGTTTGGTGCCAGGTCGGCATAGGGGGTGGGGGTATAGGCCGTTGTCAGCAATGCTGACCTAATTTTGTGAGCGCATTGCAATCGCGCAGCAGCGGGTCGTTTTGCGCGAGGAAGTAGGCGGGGCGGCCGTCGACTTTGCGCCTTTGGTTGCGGTGGGCAGCGATGTCGTCGCCGCGCGCCCATGCGATAATGGTATAGCGGCCCTCGTTTGCGAACGCGCAGCCGACCAGTGCGTAGCGCCAGGTGCGGTGCAGGCCGGCCGGGTAGATGCACAGTGCGCAATCGTTGCGCGGGATGGCTTTGGCGTCCCATTTATGGCCTTGGAACACGATTTCGTAGGATCGCGAGTAGGGTAGCCAGCGGCTGTTGGGGTCGTGGATTTTGGCAAATTTGCTAAACGCCGCTTCGCCGCGCTTGCCGAGGATCATCATTTCGAGGGCGCGTTCGAATGTGGTTTCGAGGTTGTTGCGGTGTTTGGCGCCTCCTTTGCGGAGCTCGGTGACGATTGCAAGCGCGATTGCATCGGCGCGCTGCGTTTCGTCGCGCGTGAGTTCGATGGGGATGGCGGCGCGCATCAGGTCGGCGGCGCGCGGAGGCTGAGCCTGCAGCCATCGGGGGCGAACTCGCGGTCGGTCCATTCGATGATCAGCAGCTGGCAATGTTTGTCGTCGACGATGAGCGCGCGCGATTGTGCCCAGTCGAGGACGCATTTGGCGCGGTTGTCGAGGTCGCCGCGGCCGGCGTTGCGGGCGAGCTGGATTATGGCAGCGAAGGGGCCGGCGATCGGCGTGATGCCGGCGAGGGTGCGCTGCGCGATGCAATGTTTGTCGGCGCGCTCGAGCCAGTCGAGGTAATCCTTTGATCGCATGATTTTATTTCCGCCTTTGCGCAGCCGCCAGATGCGGTTGACCGAGGGCGGGAACGGCAGGTCGACGACGAAGGTGTGCGGGGCGCTCCCGCCTGGGATGCGTCTGGGGAGCGGGCGCGTGTCGGGGATTTTGGTTAGCGGCATAGGGGCTGCTCGGAAAAACGCATACTGACGGCCCGCAAAAGGCGGCGCGCCACCCACGGTGGGCAACCCTCCTCCTTGAGGCAGCGTGCGAGGATGTCGCTGGTGGAGGACACGAAGGCGACATTGCGCCATAGGCCGGCGGACTGGCGCTGCAGTATCCATTGGCGCGGATCGGCGGTGATGCGCCATTTTCCGCAACAGACGATCGGCTTGATGAGGCGCGACCTAGGCATTTGGGCGGACGTATCGTTTGAAATCATCGAGCCGGTTTTGCGCTGCTGATATTATCTTAACATTGTCAACCGCATACGGTCCTGTATCATTGTTGCGGGCCATGCAGTAATGGCCGCTGCGCGTACCGCGCAAGTGCAGGTGTCCGCTGTCCTGCCAGATTTTCAACCATTGTTCGAATGTGAGCTCCCAGGCGATGCCGCGTTTTTTTGCGTTGCTGCGCTGGGTGATGAATGCGGGTCGATAATTCGGCGGCGGCGGATTGAGTATTTTATCCAAGTCTGGCCGCAGCTCATTGATTGGAATGCCGGTTTTTTCAGCAATGCCCTTGACAAGGGACAGCTCGATGGTGCGGACGCGTTTTTCCCATCGACAAATGGCGGCGTGCGTCACGCCCAGGTATTGCGCCAATTGTCGTTGCGTGAACGGTGGATCTTGGCGGGCGCGAAACAGTTTCAGGGGATGCATTTTCATGCGGTTTGTTTTTTTCCGTTGTGGAAACGATGTCAAGCCCGGCCGCAGCGATGTTGACAGCAAGTTACTTTCCGTGCTGGAAACAAGCCGCTCCGGCGGCCACGACCAGGGTCGACATCGACACAAAATCGTATCCCGCACCACCGGTCGGCCGCCGGGGCACAAGAGGGCGGACAATCATGACGGAACGGATGACGGCGTTTTGTGCGCGGCTCGACCGGATGACGGCGGCGCAGCTGCGCGATGAGCAACGCTGGTTGCGCGCGCAGTATGAATATTTCGTCGCGCACGACCGCCCCGCCGAGAGCGACGACGAGGCGTGGAACTGCGTGATTGCGCTGATCGAAATCCAAAAGCGGATGATGTGATGATCGGGCGGATCGCGAACCCCGGTTGCTATCCGCAGGTCACGGCGGCGGCCTACTTTGCCGACCCGTGCCCGCTGCCCTCGCTCACGCAATCGCTGTGCAAGATTTTGCTGGAGCGCTCGGCCCTGCACGCGTGGACGGCGCACCCGCGGCTCAATCCGAATTACGCGCCGAGCGACGACACCGGCTTCGACATTCCCAACATCGCGCATCGCCTCCTGATCGGGCGCGGCAAGGAGGTGAGCGTACTGCCCGAGGAATATGCCGACTGGCGCAAGAGGGATGCGCGCATGCTGCGCGCCGGCGGCGAGGCGGTCGGCAAGCTGGTGGTGCTGGCGAAGCATCACGCGGTGGCGCAGGCGATGGCCCGTGCGGCCCGTGCGACGCTCGAGGATCGCGCCCTAGGCTGGTTGTTCGGGCCTGGCGGCGACGGCGAGTGCATGCTGGCGTGGTACGAGCGCGCCACGTGGTGCCGGCAGCTGCTCGACTGGCTCTCGAGCGATCGCACGGTCTATTGCGACTACAAGACGACCGCAGCCTCGGCGGCGCCGCACGCGCTGGCGCGCCGCATGGTGGAAAACGGCTGGGCGATCCAGGCGGCGTTTGCCGAGCGCGGCCTTGCGACGCTGTTCGGTCCTGGCAAGCGCCGGTTTTTGTTTGTGACGCAGGAGGTGTCGCCGCCGTATGCGTTGACGGTGGCCGAGCTCAGCGAGGCGGTGCTGACGATGGGAAGGAAACAGGTGCAAGCCGCACTTGCCCTGTGGGAACGCTGCCTCGCTGACAACCGCTGGCCGGCCTACCCGCACGACATCGTATGGCCGGAGTATCCGGCCTGGGCGGAGGCGGCGTGGCTTGAGCGCGAATACCGTGACAGCGAAGGCGCGGCTGCGCCGCCTGCGCCCGATCACATCATGGCGGGATGAATGTGCATGTGCTCCTGGCCGACGGCGGTGGTTCTGTGCGTGGCGCTGTGGTGCGCAACCTGCATCATCTGCACCTTGCTAACGAGGGATTGACGATGACGCTTCCGAATTACACCGACATGGCGACGGATTGGTCGCTGATCCCCGAGCGCATGCGCGGCGCAATTCGCTGCTATATCGAACGCGGCATCCCGCCGGGGCATTTCCTGACCGCGGTGCTGTGCAACGATCTGCGCGAAGCGGTCGCGCGGGCGGATGACGAGAACAAAAAACTGCTCAGCAATTACGTGCTGTTTTTGTACAATTGCGCGCCGCTGCGGTGCTGGGGCTCGCCCGCATTGTTCGAGGCGTGGATCACGCGCGGTGGCCTCGCGGGAGCCGACGAATGACGACGCTCGGCACCATCATTGTCTTTCAGCTGTCGATCCGCATTTGCGGCGCGCTGGTCAATCAAACCTGCCACTGGGAAAAGACCGCCGATTTTTCCAGCGAACCGGTGTGCCGCGCGTCCGGTGCGCTGATGTTAATGTATCCCGGCGTGGCCGGGTTCAAATGCAAGTTGGAAACGCGCGAATATCAGTACCGCACCGGCGTCGGGAACGCGTTCTGATGAGCCACGCACTGATCGCACTGACGCCAATCTTTTTGCTGCTCACGTGCGCCGTCGTGGTCGCATACATTTGGCTCACCCGATGACCAAATTGACGCTGCTCGAACTGTTCTATGGCCTGTGCGTCGGCCTGTTTGTTTTTTTTGGCCTCTGCGCCCTGCGCGAGACGATCATCCGCCGTTTTGTTGAGGAGCACTGTGAAGTGATCGAAAGGAGTGATGAACATGACAATGAACCCGCTGCGCCGGGCACCGGCATCATCTGAGGAGCTCGAGGAGGGGCTGCGCAACCTGGCGCGCACGGTGCACGCGGTGCCGGCGCTCAACAACGCGGACAATATGCACAAGGCACAGCAGATCATCAACAACGGGCTGACCGCGGCGCACCGCGACACCATCAAGGTGATGCATGCGCTGCGCGACGAGTGTCACGCGCTGGTGGCGCGCGTGGACAAGCTGGTCGACGAGCATGAGGCGATGCTCAACAGCAAGGGCAACGAAATCGCCATCGTGCTGGAAAGCGCCATGAACGAGCTCAAGCGCTCGGTGGCCTGGTTCGAGGAGCAGATGCCGCGGCTCGCCGATCCGAAACTCGAGCTCCCGGCGCCGCCCAAGCCAGACGTTGATGCGTCGGCGGCGTCGTGAGGTACGCGTTGCTTATGTTGCTTTGCGCGCCCCTGCATGCATCCGAGTGTGAGTGGGTGCATGTAGGGGATTATCGTTCGGAGGAAATGTGCATGCTCGCCGGCATGTCGCTGGGCGAGCCGCTGCCGCAGTTCAAATGCCGACAGCGTGTGGAAAGCGTGCCGGTGACGGTGCCATTGCCGCGGCCGCGGCCCCAGCCGCTGAAAAAGGCAAACACTAGGTGACCTATCAGATTCGCAAAGCAAACCGCGGCGAGGCCAAGCCCCTGGTCGGGCTGTACGCGCAGTCCGGTGCCGGCAAGACCTGGAGCTCGCTACTGTTGGCGCGCGGGTTCGCGCCTGATGGTCACATCGTCATGATCGAAACCGAGGGCGGCCGCGGCGAGGCTTATGTCGACATGCTGAAAGGCGGCTACGACGTGCTGTCGATACGCGACAATTTTGCGCCGACGAAATTTGGTCAGGCGATTTCACTGGTCGAGGCGGCGCACCCGGACGTGCTGATCATCGACAGTGCAAGCCATGAATGGTCGGGCGCGGGTGGCGTGCTCGACATGGCAGCGGAAAACCAGGCGGCCGGGCGCAAGGGACCGATTGTTTGGCAGCAGCCGAAAATGCAGCACGCTAGGCATTTCATGCTGCGGGTGCTGCAGACGCCGATCCGGCTCGTCATCCTGTGCATGCGCGCGAAATATCCGATGGTCGAAAAAAAGAACGCCAAGGGCGAGCGCGAATGGGTGCGCAGCGAGCAACTCGAACCTGATCAGGCGAACGACATTTTGTTTGAAATGTTCGTGCACGGCTGGATTGATCAGCAACACGCCCTGCACGTGACCAAGCTGACGCGGCCGGACCTGGCCGCCGTATTTCGCGACAACGAGCCCATCACGCTCGAAACCGGCCAACGGTTGGCGGAATGGGCCAAGGGGTTGCCTGCGCCAAGCCCATCCCGGACTTCGCAGGCGACGGCGCCGGCCGATGCCACCACAGGGACTGCCGCCCGTGCGTCGGCCGGCGCTCACGTTGGATTTGTTGAGCTCGCCGGCAAAGCACGCGTGGCAGCAAAAACAAGCCGTGCGGAATTACGCGCGTTCTGCCGCAACTTGGCCGGCGCACAATATGCCTACGTCACCGAAACCATGCACGACGAGCTCGAGGCGCTGATACCGAAAGAGGATGTGAAACAATGACGGACGGCTTAATGAAAGAAGCGCCCCCCCCAAGCCTTCCAGTATCGGACACGGTCAACTTTACAAAGTTCGCGTTTATTTGCAGTCAGCAAACGACATCAACGTCTATGACAACGTCAAACACGTTTGGTGGAAGGCAGGAAACACAGTGTTAGTCATCCTGCACTACTACGACGCAGACACTTACCGATATGTCAGCATCCTACGCGAGCATGTCGTTTGGTATTCAATTGTTGAGCAGAAGGAGGACGCAAAACAATGAAAGACCCCGTGCAGAACGACGCCGGTTGTCGGTCATTTGAGGTTGCGCGCAAAGCGGATGTGGCCGACCGGGACAATGTCGTGGACGGCATGACGCGCATGGTGGCGCTGCTCACCTCGATCGCGCGCGGCGATGGTGACAAGCCATGGCCCGGCCTTGTCGTGCAGGAGCTCGCGCGCGAATGCCTGGACAAGGTGGGCATCACGTGGACCCGTGGCTGACCAAAGACCGCGACACCGCTCGCAACACGGCGACGGTGCAAGGCATGGCGCATTTTGCCGGCAGCGGGCCCTCGGGCACGACGTGCGGTCAATGTCAATTTTGGGTGCACATCAAGGACAACCACACGCGCTGCGAAAAATATCGCGAGCTTATGCGCGAGTACGGTGCGTGTGACATTCCGAGCCACACCAAGGCCTGCAAGTATTTCGTACAGGCGAAACGCAATGCAAAAAAATGACCAAGCCCCCCCGCACGTGGATGCCGGCCTATATGGACCTGGCGACGCTCGCCTATACGCTGTCGCTTTCCCCCGCGCACCATCTAGTTCGCAGGAGTTTTTGGACTAGCGCGCGCCGCGCTCACGAGCCGCGGGAGGC